GGAGTCAAGCAGATCCATAACGCCAAGCTGGACGCACTGGAGGACATAATCGAGGCGGCAAACGGTAAGCCGGTCATGGTGTTTTACAACTTCAAGCACTCGTTATCTCGGATCCAAGAACGTTTCCCGAAAGCGCAGATCCTGCGAAAAGGCAAAGACGGGAGTCAAGATATCGCGGACTGGAACAACGATAAAATACCACTGCTGCTACTACATCCAAAGAGTGCCGGTCATGGCCTCAATCTCCAAGAATCGAGTTGCCAAACGGTTGTCTGGTTTGACCAGATTTGGAGCTTGGAGGAAGACCAGCAAGCGAATGCCAGGGTACACAGGCAAGGACAGACGAGACGGATCGTGGTCATGCGACTGGTGGCAGAGGGGACCATAGACGAGGATGCTGTGGAAGCCCTTGAACGAAAAGCCGCTGGACAGGACGCATTGATGTACGCAGTAAAAGCGAGAATCGAGAAAGTGAGAGGGGAATCGACATGATCGTATCAGAAAACAGCATATGCGAGTCAGCTTTGAAGAAATTTGGATTCAAAAAGCAAATGATCAAATGCGTTGAGGAGTTATCCGAACTGCAAAAAGAACTTTGTAAAATGTCTCTCGGGCAAGGTAAACGTGAAAATATTGCTGAAGAAATTGCGGATGTCGAAATAATGCTCGAGCAGATGAAAATCGGGTTAAGCATTGGTTTTTATGAGTTTAATGCTGTCAAAAGTAAAAAGCTGCATAGGCTTGCGGGGATATTAGCAGAGCCTTTGGAAAACCAAAAAATAGTAAGCGAAGATGAAAAGGAACTGCAAAACGAAGCAAAATGCAAGATGTGCCTTTTCTCTTTTATGACCGAGGAGGCGCTTGCTGAATTGGGAAGTGATCCGTGCGAGACCTGTCGTAACTTGTGTAACTGGAAGCCTAAGGAGTTGACCCAAAGTGACAAAGCAAGAACTTAAGGAGTACTATTGGATCCGTCGAAATATCACAAAGTCAGAACATAGACTGATGGAGTTAGAAGCTGCAGCGATCAAGATCACAACCCAGCTGAAGAAAAAGCATGACGCTATCGTTGGCCGCGGCAATACAAGCGATAAGGTCGGTAATGCTGTAGCTGACATAGAAGCAGCTAGGGAGAAGTTGGCCGAACAAATCTTGGCGTCCTATGCTGTACTTGCGGAAATAGAGAAGGCTATCGGAGTATTACCGGCTAGGGAATGCTATCTCATTCGAGCTAGGTACATCGAGTTATTGTCTTGGGAGCAGATAGCGGTAGATATGAATTACAGCTGGCAATGGGTCCATAAAATCCATTCAAGCGCATTAGAAATGTTGGCTTAGTAAAAAGAAGCGAGTAAAAGAGATAGTTCTTTATGCTAAAATAGTATTGTCAAAAGAGCGTTCCCAAGCGGGGCGCTTTTTCTATGCCGTCAAGGAGGTGTCACGATGTCACAACCGCGATGCAAACATTACGCTCCCAAGGAACCAGGCTGTAAAGAGTATTGCACCAACTGCAAACGTGGGATAGGCATTCAGTGCGCCGAACATTTGACGCTGCTCAAAGAATACGAGACATCAAAGAAGTTCAAGTCAATCGATATGTTAATGCGCTCAAATAGAGGCGTATATCTGGATTAGGAGTGAGGACATATGGCAGTAAGTAAATGGCCAGAAGTAGAAAGTAAATTACTGCTCATAGAAGCCTGGTGCAGAGACGGCCTTATAGAAAAAGATATAGCCCATAATCTGGGAATTAACGTAGCGACATTGCAGAGATATAAAAGCGAGCACAGCACTTTGTGCGAGGCCCTAAAAAGGGGTAAAGAAGTCGTAGACATAACCGTTGAAAACGCTCTGTACAAGCGTGCTCAGGGCTATACATACGAAGAAATAACCCGGGAATTAGTCACGTCTAGAGATAAATGGGGAAATCCTGTTGTGGACGCAAATGGAGCAGTAGTACAGGAATTAAAGATTATTAAAGTTGTGACGAAAGAAGTGCAACCCGATGTTACTGCTCAGATATTCTGGCTTAAGAATCGTAAGCCGAAAGACTGGAGAGATAAACACGAAGTAGAGAAGACCATAGAAGTAAGAGTCCCAATGCTTGAGGAGATACAAGATACCTTTAAGCAAATGCGGCAGTTAAATAAAGTGGATGTTATCGATATCAAATAGCTATTAAACCTTACAACCATACATCCTCTACGCCTCTTAAGTCTTCTGCGCCCATACATCCTCTATGTCTTACAACCATACAACCATACATCTTCTATGTCTCTGAGTGATGGCCAAAGGTCAGTCGGGTGTAAGTTGTATGTCAAGCACAAACAATTCGTGTACCACTCACGGACAGTGCTATCAATAGTCTAGCTAGTTTAAACCCTAATCGATACAGCCCTTGTGGCAGTAGACTCTAGGGGTTTCCACGAATGCGACACAACAAACTTATGTAACATTCGAGCCTTGAATATGACGACCCGCCACTTTCTTTTTTGGGTTTCTCCTGAGAGCGTGGCGGTGGCCTCAACAATTATTCTCACATTTTTTGAAACTTATAACCCTATCAAACGGCCTCAAGGTAGGGAGGCATGTAAACATACAACGTAAGTACTATAGTATCTTTACATGGGTAATCTTTGGCCATCCGCTCGTACCAACGGTTTAGGTCATTTTTAGCTGTTGGTTTTTCGACCTGTTTTAACCCCGAAAAAGACATAAAAACCAACTAGGAAGGAACGCGGATTAATGGGCAATAACCTCATTAAGAAAACTCAATACATTAATCCGGATACGGGAGAAGTGCAGAACGAAAAAATACAGCACATAGCAGCCGCGTTCCACGATGAGAAGGGTTATCTCTTTTGGGCAAGAAAGAACTTCGCTAAATCCTTTGTGGATGTAGACTTTCCCGACACCATGACGATGAAGGAACGCGGGCAGATGGCGACACTCGCAAAGCATATGTGGTCTAATACCAACATGCTTGGGTATCGGGGGAACGGTGGTGTGAAGGCCTATAACGAGGAGCAAATAGGGGTGATCGTTGGGCTGAAAGTTTACCAGGCTAAAGACTTTGTGCGGAGCATGATCAAGGCTGGCATGATCGCTAAAGTAACAGTCCTGGTTAGCAGCGAGACGATCACTCAGTATTACATTAACCCTATTTACTTCTTTGGCTCGAGCCGCATTTCGTTAAACCTATATTTGATTTTTAAAACACAGCTTGACGAGGTACTCCCAAGGTGGGTAAGAGACGAATATGCGGCTCGAGCGAGAAGGTGAGATAATGGCGAAAACTCAAGCGCCCCAACAACAATTACAAACGTCACCGGAGCAGACGGAACAGGATACACAACTCCTATATGACGCGATCTATAAACAATTCATAGTAGCGGGGGCAAAACCGAGGGAAGCCACAAAACAAACAGAAGCACTAATCCTAAAACACATTAACAACCTCTTTGGTTTCCACGGGCTTGCCCATAGCATTGGAGCGTTGAGTATTCCATTCTTCTGTAGGTACTTCCTCCAGGACACGTTCATCCCAAAGAAGGGCAATGCCGCTCGAGAGCTAGCCGCAATTCACTTGGAAATATGGGACGAGCTCGACAAGATGTTTCTCCAGGATGAGTTCGACAAGATCGAGGTGGCATGGCCAAGAGGGTGCGCTAAGACAACAGTCCTGGACTTTGCCCTGTCGGTCTGGCTGCATTGCTACGAGAAAAGTAAGTACACGCTCGTTGCAGGTAAAACGGAGTCAGATTCCACGGAGTTCATCGCACAGGCAAGGCAGGCTTTCGAGGAAAACACTTATCTCATAGCCGCATTTGGGATGCTGATTAAGCCAAACGACTTCACGGTCAATAAGTTGGAGCTGGAACTCACAAATAAGACAAAGATCCAGGCGATCTCCTCTACATCCAGTATGCGCGGGAAGAAATACGGAGGAAGCAGACCGAGTGCCATTATCGCCGATGACTTTCAGGGCCGTGCCGATGTTATAACCCAGGAGAGCAGGGACAAGAAATATAATACGTGGGTCGAGGACAGCGCCTACGCTGGGGATAAAGCGGTCTATCGTAAGGGAGTGAAGATTAAGCCCGCGACGAAGTTCATAGTCCTGGGTACGATTTTACACAAGGACTGTTACATGTCGAGACTATTAAAGAATAAGGACTACAAACACATTTTAAAAAGGGTGGTCGAGTTTGATGTAGGTGAATATTTCCAAGCGGGCCTATGGGAAGAGTTTAGCAAACTATATTTTGACGATAAGCTAAAGGATTCCGTGGCTGAAGCGAAGGAATTTTATTACCAGCACGAAAAGGAAATGCGCTACGCTACAATTTGGGACGACAAATATGATTGCTTGGATCTGGCGATCGATTATTTTAACAACCCAATAGCATTCAAACAGGAAATGATGAACGATGCCTCCAAGATCGGGGATAAATGGTTTAAATCCATGAGGACTCAACCGGCAGAAGAAATTGAAGCCCATGAGTTTGAAAAGACGATGCTCGTCTGCGATCCAGCGAGTAGCGTGACCATTAAGTCAGACTTTACGGCTTTACTCGTTGGTTCGGTCGCGTCTAATGGTTTTTCGTATGTGAGAAAGGGAATACTCGCAAAATTATGCTTTGACGACTTTTGTGCAAAGGTAATCGAACTTCTGAAGGTATATCCGGACATCACGCACGTGTCTGTGGAGAAGAATCTTTACTCCGGAGCTGATGTTAGCAAGATAAAAGAGTTGGCCTTAGCGGAACCGGAGCTGAAATACAGAAAGATTGAATACCTCAATGCCATGCAACGAAGAAACAAAGACGAAAAGATTTCAACCATCATCCAGGGAGTTAATAAGGGCCAGGTGATATTCAACGAGGAAGACACAGCGTTTAATGATCAAGTCCTAGAGTTCAGCGGACAAGACTTCTCGGAACATGATGACGCGCCTGACTGCGTTGCTCAGTTTACGATCGATGTGAAGGAAATAAAGGTTATTCAAAGGGTGAAAGTTAGCGATAGAAGGCTATTAGGGGTATAGAGAGAGTGATTTCATGGCGGATATTTTACTGCTTCAAAACTGCAAAGAGGCGTTCGACTTAAGCTCTACCGATTACAACAAAATGCAGGACTATTATGACGGGAAGACGGATGCCCTCTCAAACTACCTGATGGTTACTGACCGGGCGAGTAACAAGGTAAGTAATAATATGCTTCAAAAATTTATCCTTGAAGAAGCGGCCTATTGTGTTGGCAATAAGATAACCTATACGAGTCATTCAGGCGACGCGGGCATTATCGAAGACATAAGGGTCAACATGGTGCATTGGTCAGAAAAACATGATCGTGAGTTGTGCAAGCAGGCACTTATATTCAACGAGGCTTACGAGCTATACTTCATCGACGCAGCCGGTTTATTCTCGAGCATCATCTTGACTCCAAGAGACTCCTATGTTCACAAGGACGAAACCGGAAACATCGTATTATTCATTAGGTTCTTTACGAAGCCATTCGACGAAGAGACAGAGTACGCAGACGTGTATGAAGGCAACACCATCACGCATTACGTTTTAGATGGCAAAGACTTTAAGCCAAACGGGTCTGTGGATACTCATATTTTCAGCAGAGTGCCCGTTGGCGTTTGTAATATCGGCACCGTCTATGAGTCGCTTTACAATAACATCAAGGGCGCGCAGGATGGCTATGAAACGATCTCCTCTGACTTGATCAATGAGATCTCAGATATCCGGAATGCTTTCTTAGTGTTTACGAATTGCCAGGTCGAGGATGACGACATGATAAACATGAAGAAGTTGGGCGTGATACAACTACCAAATGAGAAGGCCACTGCTCAATTCTTAATTAAAACTTTGAGCGATAGTTTTATTCAGAATGCCATGAGTACACTTAGGGAAAACATGTACGAGCTGTCAAATCACATTAATCACAATGAGAAACTTTCCAGCAACACATCTTCCCTTGCCATGAAGAACCGGCTGATCGGATTGCAGCAGAAGTGCACAAACAATATTCAGGCGATACAGGATTGCATTAAATTAAGACTGCAGTTTTTGTTTGAATACCTGAAAGTTAAGCAGGCCAAGGAGTATTTCTATTCTGACGTTGATATTAAGCTAACGCCGAACATCCCGAGCGATGATTTAGTGATGGCTCAGATCCTCAGCCAGCTTAACGGCAAGGTATCTACCAGGACAGGGGTTAAGCAACTTAGTTTTGTCACTAATGTTGACACCGAAATGGCATTAATTGAAGAGGAAAACAAGGCTAACTCAATTGGGAACGAGCTACTTAATGGGGGTGCCTAATGCCAGATAAAGTTAGTCCGGATTATCAGAAAAAGATTGAGGACATAAAAATTGAAAGCGAGCAGTACGCCGAAGAGGCTATGAAATCGGTTTACCTGGAGCAAAAGGCCGCAATGGAAGAACTACAAAAAATTATCGGTAAGGCTTACATGGAACATTCGAAAGACGGAGTTATAGTCTTAACACCAGCGCAACAGAAGCAGATCACGTCGAGCCTGAAGGCAAAGCTGAAAGAAATGGGCTTAAGTCTAGGGCAAAGCGAGATAGAAAAGGTTACGACTATTCTTGCAGGAGTGTTCAGCGTGACATACTACAAAAACGCTTTCGTGATGGAGTCTGGGCTAAAGGTAAACCTCAAATTCGATATTCTCAAAAAGGAATTCGTCGAAGCGGCTGTAAATCAGATTTATAAAGGTGAAATGTTTAGCGCTCGAATATGGGCGAATAAAGCTTTGCTGATTGACAGGTTGCAATCCAATATCATTGATGCAATGCAAGGGAAAACTACAATCGACAAAATAGGCAGAGCGATCCGGGACCAATTCAACGTAACTGCCTACGAGAGTAAGCGCTTAGTACAGACTGAGAACGCTAGGGTCCAGAGTAAGGCCATCGACGATATTGCGAGATCCACAGGCGTGAAACAACAGATGTACACAGCTACGTTAGACGGCAAGACTAACCCTGTAGACGCTTCTTTCGATGGCAAAGTGTACGATGTTGACGATCCAAATAAACCGGCTATTCCACAGCACCCAAAATGCCGCTGTGTATATATTAATATCCCTTACACGGGATGGTCACCATCGGCGAGGAAGAATAACGTGTCAGGTGAGATCATCGCCTATGAAAACTACGAGGATTGGGCTAAAGCGAGAGGTGTTAATTGAGTGAACATACCCGAAACAGTGAAAATTGGCTGGAGGAATTACAACGTCGAACAGGGGGAACACCGAGCCGGGGATAACGGAGGCGACCTGTATGGGCAGATACACTATGAAAAGCGTAAGATATTCTTGTATGACAAGTTAGACGAGGATGAAAAGAGCGTTACCTTTCTCCATGAAATAGCTCACGCGATACTTTACAACATGGGAAGTGAGTTAAGAAGTGACGAGAATTTCGTTACCGCGTTCACCGAAAACCTTTACCAAGTAATGAAAGACAATCCGGGTCTGTTCAAAGATATTTAGCACTGAAAGGGCGCTTTTTATAGGCTCAAAATTTATTGCGTGGCTAGTTCAAAGAGTTAGCTGGGCTGAAAGAGGGGAAAGATTATGCCAGTTGAAAATATAGGTGAAATCAAAACATATTTGGACGTTAACAAGGAAATTGAAGAGGTCAAAAACTACCTGAACAGTTTAAAGGTGCAACCCACTCTTGAGGTATTTAAAGGCAAGCTAAATGACCCTGATTTCAAGAGCTTCATGGATTCGGAGCGGGACAAGCACTCGACGAAAAGTCTGGAGACGTGGAAGCAGAACAACTTGGAGGCTTTAGTAACTGCAAAAGTTAAGGAGCTCCATCCTGACGCCGATCCACGCGACGCAGCCATGAACACACTGAAGGCAGAGCTGGCGCAAATGAAGGCTGAAGGCGTTCGCAAAGAGCTCGCTAATAAGGCCCTAAAGATCGCGCAAGAGAAAAAACTCCCGCTTGAATTGGTGGACTTTCTTATCGGGGCTGATGAATCCACCACTTTGGGCAACTTAACAGCCTTAGAAAAGGTATTCACTACACATATTGAGGCCGTAGTGGCTGAACGCCTAAAAGGCGGATACGTTCCACCATCGGGTGGTACTCCTCCACCTGGCACGAAGAATCCATTCAAACAGGGGCCTGATTTTAACCTGACAGAACAGGGTAAGATCTTCAAGGAAAATCCAACACTCGCCGCCCAATTGATGGCGCAAGCGAAATAATAGAAAAAGAAAGAGGTAATAAATATGCCGGCTACTAAAATTGCTGATATCATCATCCCCGAGGTATTCAATCCTTACGTTATCCAGGAGACAACCCGTTTGGACGCTTTTGTCCAGGCTGGAATTGTCTTAAACGACCCAGCACTTGACGCCCTGGCGGGAACCGGTGGAAATCTCATCAATATGCCTTTCTTCGACGACTTGACTGGAGACAGTGAAGAGTTATCTGATGCGGCTGCACTCGCGGTCAACGCAATCACAACTGGCCAAGACGCCGCACGACTCCATATGCGTGGTAAAGCTTGGGGGGTAAACGACTTAGCCAAAGCATTGTCTGGCACGGATCCGATGGCTATTATCGGTTCCAAGGTGGCTAAATTTTGGGCAGGAGAAAGGGCTAAGATCTTGTTTAATTCTCTCGCCGGCATCGAAACAACCGCGGTAGATAATGTACATGATATTAGTGCTTTACTCGGGCCACTTGCTGTAATTTCCGGCACGACTACCTTAGACGCGAAGCAAAAAATGGGTGACAATGCGAGTAAGTTGACCGGTATTGCCATGCACAGTGCCGTGTATACCAAACTGCAAAAAGACAATTTAATTGTCTACATCCAGACCTCGGACGCCAATATCCAAATCCCGACTTACCTCGGATATCGCGTAATTATTGACGATTCCTGCCCAGCCGCTGCCGGTACGTATACCACTTATTTATTCGGCGAAGGGGCCTTTGGTTTAGGCAATGGCGGAGCGCCTGTCCCGACGGAGACCGATCGTGATTCCTTGGCTGGTGAGGACATCCTCATCAATCGTCAGCACTTCCTCTTACATCCTCGTGGTATTAAATGGACAGAGGCTGGTGTCGTTGGGGCTACCCCGACTTTCCTCGAAATCGCTACGGCTGCCAACTGGTCTAAGGTTTATGACACCAAGAATGTAAGGATCGTTATCTTCAAACACAAAATTGCGTAACAACAGGAGGGAGACCCAGATCTCCCTCTATTTTTATGATCGGGGGCATAGACAATGAGTGTAACAGCCTTCAACCGCAAACGCAGGGAACAGGCCAGGGCCCAAGCGCAGGCAGAGGCTCTCAAGCAAGTAGAAGAACTAGAACAAGTCAAGGAGCCAGAGCCAGAGCCAGAGCCAGAGCCAGAGCCAGAGCCAGAGCCAGAGCCAGAGCCAGAGCCAGAGCCAGAGCCAGAGCCAGAGCCAG